ATGTCACCTCCGCCTGCATTTCTTACAGCATCTGCTGTAAATACAAATTCGTTTTTACTTAACCTTGCAGGTACATCATCTGCTCTCTCTTCTGCTCCTAATGGTACAAAACCACCTTCTCTATAATCTTTTTCCATACCACCTAGGTCCATTAGACCACCATCTTTAGCTTCAACTTCTGTCATTCCTTTTTTAATATTATACTCGTCTCTTAATAACTCTAATTCATCTCTACTTAATAATCTTAAATTTTTACCAAACATATCTAATGCCATGTCATTTAATTCTTTTGATTTAAAACCTTCTCCTAATGCCATTTTACCTTCATCAAAGTTTTCTCTTAAAGTAGCTAGTCCACCATCAGCAGCGTAGAAGTTATCTACAAATTTTGGTTTAGGTAAGAATCTTAAACTTGGATCTTGGTT